TGTGGATTGATATAGTTATTGGTTAGGATAATAATCCAATCGTAGGATGGATCTCCATAGTAATCTGCTGCAACGGTTTCAATTTTAACACCCTCATTGACAGCATATTTTTTATAGTAGGTAGCATATCCAAACACATCTTTGTTTATCTGATACCTACGAAAGAAATTCTTTGCAATAGTATAATCAGATTTAGAGAATGGATAACTGATAGGTTTAGTATCGTATTGTATGTCTGGTAGTATGGTGAAGTACATTAGTATCCTTTGTTAACCTCTCCTTTGAATATAAGTTTGCTTTCTATAAAGTTTATTGATAATTCTGTTGCAACAGGAGATCCATCAGTGTATGTAGAATACATTCCGTCTGGAGTATAACTTACACGTACTTTACTTATTGCACATGGTTTAAACTGAGCAACATGATAGTGTGTTTCGTTTCCATTCATAAATGTGAACTTACACATCCAAGGAACATGGATAAAGTTTTCTTCATTAAATACGAAGGATTCATCAGATTGATTTTTCTTTTGACGAATACCTCCTGCACCTGAAATTTTATCACCCCATTCTGGAATTGGATCATCCTGTGATCCGTATGATGGTAGTGATGCATCTCTAAATGCATTAACTATTGATTTGATTACTCTTGCTTCCTTTATATTTTTTGGAATTAGTTTCCATGTCATTCCAATTTCTCTTAATTCTGGTGAGTCATATAAGAGTTCTGTGTTAGGATTCATAACGATTCCTCTTGTAGAACCAGATATATCATTCATTGTTAAAGCTCCACCAATACCAGGCATATTGTTTAACATGCTTTTGTTTAGTGCAGTTTGGAAAGATTTCCAGTTACCACTAGCATTCTTCAGTGTTTTATTTGTGAAGCTCATGTTTGCTCCAGCCAAAGATGCTATTGCTGCTCTTCCTACTCCACTGAACTGTTTACCCTGCCATGTTTGTGCTAGTTCATTACCTAAGTCTTGTGGCATAGGTAATATAATTGATGGTCCTTTAATTTCTAAGTCGGTTGAGTTCATGTACAGGTCATATGTACTAGGAGCATACTGTTGTTCAGGAGTATACTTCATCTTCTTCTTTGTACCACCTGTACCATCTTGGAATTTGCTTTCTCCACCCATAACATTTTTTTGGTATTGTTTACCGAATGGTGGGTTGTATTTACCAAATTGAAAGAAAACATAATCGGTATCAGCACCAAGGTATGTGTCGTTAGGATACCTTAGTGTATTACTATCAGGTCTTGCACCATCAAGAGTGTTTGGGTCATCAATATAAGCAGCTTTGACTTCTTTTTCCTGTCCAAATTGATCAGTGACATTGCTACCAAGAATATTATTTGCCATTATTTTTCTACCATAGTTTTATCTTGAGTAATTCCATAGCCACGGATAATTCTTTTTTGTTTGATCTTATCATAGAAATCTTCATTGATTTCATCCCAGACAACTTCTTTTGGATATGAAGTTAGTCCACGATTTGACTTGGTTGTATGGACAAAGTTTTCTACTGGTAATAGAATAGCAGTAGCCCATTCAACAGCAGCTAGATCAAGAAAGTAACCGTCAACATAACTAGTTAAGTATTTATGGAAGCATTTTCGTGGAGCATCAATTCTTCCTTCAAATAACCTCTTTACAACCCATGCTCTTCTCTTTGGTGTCAAGTAATGTAGGTTTAATCCCCAGAACTCATTTCTAGTTGCTTTAATTACATAAACAAGCGGAAATTCATCATAATATGGTAGTCGTGCAGCAGTTTTTGCTTTGTATTCAAAGAGATACATGTGACCTGAGACAGCCCATCTTCTTATTTGATTCTCATCCTCTTGATCTTCTGGACCCATCCGATCTTGTATTTCATCTCTTATTAATCTTTCTGGGTTATCATTAATTCTTAATGCATATTTTCTAACTGCATTCCTATACCATAGGTAGTTTTTTACTTCCCCACCTGCTTCTGCTTTTATTTTTTCAAATATAGTTTCGTATCCTGAGTCTTCTTTAACTTCAGGTACTTGTATGTCTTTAAATCCTGCTGCCATTGCTTCATACCGCTAAGTGATCCTCTGTTAGTATTAAAAATTGCATTTGCCTATCACCGCAGTAATTTTCCGCAGCATTCCACTTGGAACGATTTACTGCAAAGGTTAGAGCAGCTTTCTTGTAGGCTTTGGTTCTTTTATCATGATTATCTGGAGGTTTGGTTTGTTTTTTAGGTTTTACCTCTACGATGTACTTATCATATTTTCCTTTTGTGTTACGAACCTTTATATAAAAATCAGGATAATATCTATGGAAACGCCTATCAAGCGGTGAACGGTATGGTATGATTACTGTTTCACTTCCCCACTCAATTATTGAGGGAGTAGTATCGCAATATACCATAAATTTACGTTCCCAAAGTGATCTGTACACGATCTTTGTTGGATTTCCACGATATTTTTTTATGTTTACTGGTTTATAAATTCCTTTGTATGCCATATATAATATATAATCCAACATTTATATTTAGAGTGGCAACAGTTACTAAGATTAATGATTTTATGGAAAAGATTAGTAGTAGGGGAGGAATGTCCCTTACTACTGGTTTTGATGTTCAATTTGATTTTAAAAAAGCAAATAGACCGTTTGCTGAAACTTTTTATTCATCATACAATAAAAATGTTGTTGAAATGTTTTGTGATGAGGCACAACTACCTAATGTTCAATCTGCTGTAGGGCAAATAAATGGTAGATATTTAGGTGAGGGTAGTGTATCTTATCCGCACACTAGGATATTTACTGATGTTGGACTAGGATTCTTACTTGATGCTAATGTAACAGCCTTAAAATTTTTCACTGCTTGGTATGATTTCATTTATAGTGAAAAGATGGAAGGATATAATGGAGGAATTGAGGCAGCTAGAGGAGCATTAAGACCAGAACCTGAGACTCGTTCTAATAGAATGCAGTTTATGGATGATTATACTTGTACATGCAGAATTATAAAATCAGAGACTGGACGTAATAGATCTAATGAAAGAGCACCTATAACTTATTTGCTAGAGAATTTTTATCCATATTCTATTGACGCTGTTCCTTTATCGTATGGAACGTCTCAGATAGCAAGGGTTAATGTTAGTTTTTATTATTCAAGGCATACTGTTAGATATGGTAATGTTGAAGGTGGATATGATCCAATGAAGGATACTCCAGGTCAAGGATGGGATCCAGAGGCAGGTATTAATAGAGAAAGATGGACTCCACCAGCAGTAATAAAACAACAGATGGAAGACAGAGCTCAGGAGAAGTTCTTAGATGAAGGTGGTCATAGAGATAGAACAGATGAATTTGAAGGAATTAGTACCATATAGTGTGTCAAAATTGAATTTTTGATTCCATAAATCCGCAAAAATTTATTCTGCATATTTTTGCCTTAAAAAGTCGCTATATATAAATATACGACTTGAAATTTTTTTAATGGCATTACCAAAGGTAGGTTATCCCACATTTGAGCTTGAATTACCTTCTACAGGGAAAACTGTCAAATATCGTCCATTTCTTGTAAAAGAGGAAAAGGTGCTATTATTGGCACTTGAGACACAGGATGAAAAAGAAGTTCTTAACGCAGTTAAGGATTTAATCAAAAATTGTGTTATTTCACGAATTAAGGTAGATACACTACCTAGTTTTGATTTGGAATATTTGTTTTTGAAGATTAGAGCAGCATCTATTGGTGAATTGATCACTTTGACTGTAACATGTCAAGATGACAATGAAACAAAAGTTGAGGCATTTATTAATATTGACGATGTTGAGGTTTTTAAACCAGAAGGGCATGATACTAAGGTTAAACTTAGTGATAATATGGGTATTATCATGAGATATCCAAGTATGCAACAATTTGTAGATAGGGAGTTTTTGCAGAAAGAGATGAAAACTGAGGAGGTATATGATTTTATCTCCGATTCAATAGAACAGATATTTACTGATGATGAGGTTTTTGATAAAACAACGACTTCTAAGAAAGAATTCCGCACATTTGTTGATGGTTTGACTACTAAGCAGTTTGAGTCAATACAGCAGTTCTATACTACATGTCCTAAGTTGAGTCATACCTTTAAGGTGACAAACCCTAACACTGGCAAGGAATCTGAGTACACAATTGAGGGATTACAGAGTTTTTTCGCATAGCCCTCTTTCAAAATAGTTTGGAAGGGTACTTTAGACTCAATTTTGCTTTGATGCAGTACCATAAATATAGTTTGACTGAAATTGAGAATATGATGCCTTGGGAGAGAGAAGTTTATACCACTTTCTTAATGCAATACCTTGAAGAAGTCAAACAAAAACAAGAAGCAGCAAAACGTAAATAGTGGCAACATCAACTAAGACATACTCAGGAGATTTATCAACTGCAATAGTTGGTAAAATTTCTGATGTCATTGATGATCAGAGAAAAAAGAGCGAGATTGAAAAAACAAAAGCATCTCCAGAAGTTAAGACAGCTGCAACAAAATTAGTAACTTCTAGAACTACTGAAGATAAAGTACAGAAAGATCCTAATTTAAAAGAATATATTTCTAAGGTTTTTGGTACTGAACTTGATGCTAATATAATACAGACAGAAGGTAATGTTAAAGCTTTAACAGATCAGGTAGTATCTATTAATCAAGGTCTTCTTAATACTCAGAAATTGGTTATAAACCAAAATGAGTTGATGGAGAATAAATTTGATCAGATGTTGGGTATAATTCAACAAAGATCTTTAAGTACTGAACAAGCAGAAAAAAGTTTAATAGCAAAATCTGGATCAGGGATTATTGATCAGATTGGGAAAGAGTCTTTTGGTAGTGCTAGAACTGCTAGAGGTGGTCTTGGTGACATGATAAGAAAAGCTAGAAATCTTGCACGTCTCCTGAGATTTCTTCCTTTTAAGGGTAAGCTTGCTGGTACACTTGGTGTTACTGGTTTGACAAGAGGAGTTAGAGAGGTTGGTAAGAAATTTGCTTCTGGCACTGGAAGTAAGATTGCTGTTGATAGAATGACTTCTGCTGCTGGTAAAGAAGTTGTAAGAAAGAAAATTTCTAAACAATTTGTTAAAGGTGCTGCTGGCAATATTTTAGGAAAAGGAACAGCAAAACGTATGGCTCCTAAAGTAGGTGGTAAGCTAATTCAAAGAGTTTTTGCTTCTCCTGTTATTAGAAACGAATTACTTAAAAGATTGGGAAAAAAGGGGTTGGGTAAGATTTCAGCGAAGATTGCAGGTAAATCTGTTCCAGTTGCTCAGACAGCATATGGTATAGTTGAAGGATTAGCACGTTTTCTAATGGGTGATCCTAAAGGTTTTGCTTTGTCTATGGGTGGTGCGATACCTGCTGCTGGATATGGTTTTACCGTTCTTGATATTTTTCGTGATATTGATAGAGATGCTTATAATCAGCATATTGAACCGAATCTTCCATTACCATCTGATAGAAATATAACAGATTTTATTCAAAGTGCATTGGGAGTTGCTCCCGAACAGTATGAAACTGGTACTAGATTACAACCATCATTTATGAATAATTTCTTTGAAAGAAGTGTTGTTGCTTCTGCTGCACTTATTGCATCTGCTGCTGGTGTTGCACCAGCAGTAAACGCAGAGATAAGATCTTCTGGATTAGGTCATATACCCGTAGAGAATTTGAATATTAGAACTGATATTGGTAATATATCTAAAGCTTTCTCTAATAATACTATAAGTAAGAGTAATTTAATAGCAGAAGCAATCCCATCATTACCATCGTTATCTGGTTTTGGAGGTAATGATACTGATAATGTCAAAGAACCTTGGAAGATATTTGGTATGGATCTTCCTGATTTAGGTATTACAGAATTTCTTGGTGGTGCTATTAGTACTGCTAGAGATATAGTTTGGGGTCGTAAGGATGATGGATATTGGGGTCCGAAGTGGATGGGAATCAAGAGAGGTAACAAAAATATAGAACCAAGAACTACGATAACAGGTCAAATAACGGATCCAGAAGAACTTGCTTTTTTAAAAATGGTAAGAACTGTTGAAGGTACAATAGGTCCAGATGGTTTTAATACTTGGGCTGGTGGAAGAACTGATATGGATATGACTTCCATGACTCTTTCAGAGGTATATGATGAACAGACACGAAGAATGAATTCTGGAGAGGCAACAATGATGATTAATGGTGAACCTACAATCTCTGCTGCTGTAGGTGCAGGTCAATTTTTGGATCCTTTTCAGGTTGCTTCGGATATGTATTTAAATGATCCAAAATATGTTCCTAAAAAGTGGGATCCTGATAATATATTGTTTAATAAGGAATTGCAGATTGATATGATGCTTTATTCTGCTAAGAAGACGAGAGGTATAGATGTATCTGAACCTTTAACTCTTAAAGGAATTGAGGAACTTGAAAAAGAATGGGCTGGTATTGGACCTCATTATGGTCAAACAACAAGAACAGTAGAAGAATCTTTGCAACTTTATAATAAATTTTTAAAGCAAATAGAAATGACACCTATTGAAGATCGTAAGGTTAGTCAAATAAATTCTACCAGTTCTGAGGTTGAAGAAAGTTTAGATTCATTTGGTGCTGGTCCAACTATTATCATCGCAAACACTACATATGTTAGTGGCAATGATTCATCTTCACTTCCTACTATTCCTGAAGGTGATAATGATTGGGTCAGGAAATATAAGTTATACTCATTAGCAAGTTAATATGGTAGCAGCATCTAAGACATTTTCTGGAGATCTTTCAACTTCTTTAACAAGTGCTATAGCAGATCTTGTTCTTGCAGCTTCATCTTCTGGTGGAAATAAGGTTGCACAAGCTACGCAGTTGGCTGAACAGTATGGTGTTGATCCAATGCTTAGTAAAGGCGAGTTCTTTATTCAAGGATTAGCTGAGGGTGCTACTTCTGGATTGCCTGGATTTATGAGATATAGATCTCCAGAAATAAATGAGTCTTATATTGCTAGAGGACAGAGCTCTAGTGATCCATTGATGGGTGTTCCTGCACATCTTAGAGATTTACCTGAATACCAACAGAGTGCTAATCCATTAGAACAAAGATTTAAAGTAGCAACTGGTAGGACTCCATACTCTCCTTTAACAAAACAGTTATCTGGAGTTACTGGTATGTCACCAGACAGAGCAGCATCTGGTCAAGGAGTAAAAGTTCATGATGAAAAACTTGGTCAATTCTTAGCAGTAGTAGCATTGTCTTTGAGTGCTAGTTTAGACTCTGTTAAGAAGAGGTTGAATGAGACACAGGAAGGTTTAATAACGGTTAGAGATGGTGTATTGAATCTTCATAAACAATTGGAAGTTAGTAATGATGTTCTTGAGAATAAGTTAGATCAAATTATTGATGCTCTTAGGGAGCAGGTGTTTTCAGATAAGGTTCGTGATGATAAACTAGAAGCAAAAGAGACAGAAGAAAAAGCAGAAAAAAGTCAAGAACAATGGAGTACACAGGTAGCTCAAAAAGTAGGAGAAGATGAGGCAGAGTTTCAAGATAGATTGCAAGCATCTGAATTGCAAGATTTTTTAGAGAATGTAGAATCTCAACAAGATGATCTACCAATAAATGAAGGTGAGGATGGATCAGGTTTTGCTAGAGGTGGTATTGCTTCTGGTCCTGATAGTGGTTATTGGGCTAAACTTCATGGTGATGAGTTAATTACTCCATTGGATAATAACTTTACACAAGGTGAGCAATTAGCATCAGAAACACCCATTAACATGAATTTCCCTAAAGGAGATAATTCTAATAATATGAGTCCACGGATTACTAATATTAATAGATCATCAGGTAATAAGTCTTCTATGAGTATGGTTGATAGGTCTAAGAATATGCTTAAAGCAATGGAATTACCATTTAAAACAACTGGTATTGCTTTGATGCACATGCTTGGTAAATCTGTAACTGGCAATCCTATTTTTGGACAACAAGCACCAAGTATAAAATCTATTGCTGAACCAGTAGCAAGTGCCTTTGGTGTTAATAATTCAATTACAAATAATGTAATGAAAACTGCTTCTTCTCAAGAACATGAGAACAAGAGAAGAGAAGAAACTCAGAATTATACTACTAAAACTAAGAAGCCTTGGTGGGAATCTATTACTGATCTCTTTAGAAGAGATGAACCTGTAATAGAAGAAGATGAGGAGAAAAAGGATACTACTGAGAGTGGTATCAAATCTTCAGTAGAGAGTAAGACAGGTATGGTAATTCCTAAGAATGATATTATTAGAAATAATTCTACAACTAATAAGAATTGGTTTGAAGGTGCTAAGAACTGGTGGAATAGAGGAAGGAATGCAAGAGTTCCTAATGAGAATATGACACGTTGGTTTGGTAAGAAAGGTTTAATTGCAGATGATTGGAAACAACGTGGAAAATTTGGTAAGGGTGGAAAAATGGGAGGATGGGATATAACTCGTGGATTTAGACCTGGCGTTCCTGCTAGTGAAGGTGGAATGATGTCTGGACCTACACCTGCTATTAGACAATCAATAGAGAGACCATTGAGAGCAATTAGATCGTTGGGTTCACTGAAAGGTGGTTTTATAGGATTGATACTTAATGAGTTAATGAATCCAGCACCATTAGCAGATGGTACATTAGAGGGCAATAAAAATGCGGTTACAGATTTCTCTAATCTTGAAAAAGATACTATAGAAACTAACAATCTTGTTTTACAGAAGTCTATGGAAGTAGACAGTTCCTCAAAAGAAAATATTTTTACTAAGATGGAATCCAAAACAGTGGATATGGAACCTGTAGTAATAAATAATCAACAAGAAATCAATGATGATCTAGGTTCAGAAGATCCTAGCTATATACAACTTGTTGGTGATCCTGGTCTTAATGATTTTTATCCTAGTCCTTATTAAGTATGGCGAAACCTAAATCAAACAAACCATACGCAGCAAGTTTTAAGATTAAGTCTATACAATTGTATAAGGCTAAAGATTCTGAAACTGTTTTTGCCAATATAATGGCTTTGGTAACACATTTCCAGTATCATGAGGATATTATGTGGCCAGCAGTTGGTGCTACTATGGTTGTTCTTGATAACGCAGAGAATTTTATATCATCTATGCCTATACAGGGATTTGAGAGAGTTGTTATCAAACTTGAGGATATTAATGAAGAAGAGTATGAGTATAATTTTCGTGTATGGACAGTAACTAATAGAGCAACTCAAGATAGAAGGCAGATGTATACTCTGGGGTTGATATCAGAACAGGGATTATTCAATGAAGGTCTTCGTGTAAATGCTACTCAGAAAGGAGAAATTTCAGAGGTAGTTAGGAATGTAATGAAGACTTATTTAAATACTGAATTGGATGAGGATTCTATTGAAGAAAGCAGAACACATGTTAAGATAATACCAACAAAGAAGAGTCCGTTCTCTTTGATTAGATCATTGCAAACGAAAGCTGTACCAGCAAAAACATACAACACATCAAATTCTAATGTTTATGGTGGTTCTGAAGCAGATTCTACTGAGAATAAGAGTGATGTTGATGTTAAGTCAGTAGAGAAAGCAAAAGGTACTGCTGGATTTTTGTTTTTTGAGACTTATAATGGATATGTTTTTAAATCTTTTGATGGATTAGTTTCTGCAATTCCAAAGAAAGAAGAGTTTAAATGGTTGCCTGGTAAAGTTGATTATGAGTCAATATATAAAATTCAGGAGATCGTGTTTAGTCAAGAAATCAATATGATGCAGAAATTGAGGGAAGGAGCATATTCTTCTATATGCTGCTTTTTCAACATAAATACTGGCAAATATACGGAGCGTGTCTATTCTTTAGAGGATACATGGGAAGAAATGGTTCACTTGGGAAGTCAAACAGACCTACCAGTAGGACAAAAAACATTATCTCAGTATCCAACACGAGTGATGTCAACTGTAGTTAATCACGAGAACTGGAATATGGGAGACGGTATTGCCGACTCTACTGATGAAAATCGTGACTCTACGTTTGAATATACTGACAATCAGATGGATTACTTATCGCAATCGGTTGCGAGAGCTGGTATAATGTTTAACCAGCAGTTGACCATTTCTCTTACTGGTCATTTAGATCTATCTGCTGGTGACTTAATTGAAATTAGAATACCTAATCAAGTAACAGATCAAGCTAGGGATGATGAGAAGTATGATCCAGAACACAGTGGAACGTATTTAATTAAAAAACTTAATCATCAATTTAACATACTAGACCAAACTGTGTATACTGTGCTAGACTTGATAAGAGATTCTTATGGAATTAAGGAAAGAGAAAGTAACGTAATTTAAAGAAAAACTATGAAATCAATAGAAGACCATATTAAAAAAGATAAAGAGATCATTGATGATCCAACAGCAAACCCTGCTGCTCGCAGACATGCTAAAGAGGAGTTACATGACCTCATAGAATATGAAGAGCATCATCATGACGAGATTGTAGCAGGTGATCACCACGATCCAAATGCACTTGAAT